TATCTACTTTTTTATGCCAGAATATAGAATGATATTCTTTACAATAGCTTACTACGGCTTTTGCTTCTTTTTCTCTAAAAAGAGAGATAGCCTCGTCTATATGTTTACTAGTTCGTAAAGGGCTAGTAGGTTGTAATACAACAAAATTATCTATAACTATATTTTCTTCTTCTTCTAATCGATTTATAGTATATTTGAATACATCTAAGGAAGAAGAACTATCAGTTGCTAAGAAATTAGGTCGTAGGAAAGGTATTTCAGCACCATATTGTAGTGCAACTTCCTTTATGTTTTCATAATCAGTACTGACTATTACTCTACTAATTTCTTTGGCTTGCAAGGCTGCTTCAATAGTATAAGCTATCAGAGGTTTCCCATTAAGTAATTTAATATTCTTATTAGGTAACCCTTTACTACCTCCTCTTGCTGGTATTAATGCTATCATTTCTCCAAATGCTTAATAAAATCTTTTGCTCGCTCATAGTCAATTGTTTTTCCTATATCTATCCAATAACCAATGATAGGATCATACACTAACTTACCTCCTTCATGAACCAATTGTTCCATTACATCAGTAATATCACAATACTGTCCTTTGTGTATTTTAGAAATAAGGGAGCGCTTTAAGATATAGATGCCTGCATTAGAGTGGTATACAAAACTTGGTTTTTCCTTGAAGTTGGTTACTCTACTCCCTTCAGTCTCAAAAACGGCATAAGGGACATCTACTTTGTATTCAGTAGAAGCTACTGACATATCTGCTTTTTCATTGATAAGCTTTAAGTATAAAGACTCAAAATTAACATTGGTGAATAGATCACTATTCATCAGCAGAATGTGTTCGGAGCTAAGATGATCAATCAAAGCTAAGGCGCCTGCTGTTCCTAAAGGTTCCTCTTCCCATACATATTCTATAGATATACCTTTTTGACTACCATTTCCAAAATAATCCACAATTTGCTGGCCAAGGTATTTTACTGAAATAAAAATCTTTTTGATACCAAAACTGATCAATCGGTCTATATTATATTCTATGATAGGCTTGTCTCCTAAAGGGAGCATAGGCTTAGGGATCTTATCTGTCAGTGGACTGAGACGCTTACCCCGTCCTCCCGCCATGATTACAGCTTCTAAAGGGAGTTGTGCCATGGTATGTTCTAAGTCTATTAGTTCTACCATCTTCCCTTCTTGATTGAGAATAGGGAGTATTCTTATATCAGACTTTCTATATTTATCAAAACTTTGATAACTATCTTTTTGTAATAAGTGCTTGAACTCTCGATTACAGATATCACCTAATTTCTTATTTAGATTTTGTTCATTAGCAATAGAACGACGTATATCCCCATCAGTTACAGAACCTATGACACACTGCTGGTCATCTATGACAAAGAGAATGAGTCGGCTAATCCCTTTCAGCTGGTTTAGTTGCTTGAGACCTTCTACTAAGTTCTTATCCTTATGTATTAAAATATCTGTTCTCATAAGCGTATTAGAAATCAATATTGTAAAATGATTTTTTTATGGAAATATGGTTGTGTTCTTTGATAATTTGTAAAATCTTCTCCGCAGCAGTGCCATTACCATATAGTAATTCTTGCTGTTGTATCTTTTCTCTAAACGTTTTATCAAGCGCAAAAGTAATACTTTTTTTGATATCTTCCAAAGAATTATTGGAATTAATCACGCTTTCGCAATTGATACGTCCCTTTTGCCTATCTCCTATATTGATAGTAGGGATATAAAAAGCAGGTACTTCTGTCATTCCAGAGGAAGAGTTACCTATTACGAAATCAACAAATTGTAAGGCAGAAAGATATCGTAATTGTCCTAATGATTTAAATTCTACCGCTTTATCTTTATGACTACTTACATATTCAGTAATCATCTTATTGATGATACGTCCGTTTTTATCAGAATTAGCGTGGGTAAAGATAAGAGCAGTGTTTGTGAGTTCATCAAGGGCTATTAGGATATTTTCAAAAGTCTCTATAGGAGCTTCTTTTTCAAGAGTTACAGGATGATAGGTGATAAGTATATTCCTTTCTTTCAACTTAAAGCCAATAGCCTGTTCAAAAGAAGCTTTATCTAATAATGGTAGTTTTTTTATAGCATCTAAACCAATAGCTCCTACATTAAAAACAGTATCAGGATGTTCTCCCAGCTGTATCACTCGTTTTCTATAGGCTTCAGTGGAGGTGAAATGCAAATGACTAAACTTAGTGATACTATGTCTAATAGCCTCATCATAGGCGCCTTCGGTAGTTTCTCCTCCATGTAGGTGAGCTATAGGTATATTAGCCATAGCAGTGGCTATTACAGCTCCTAATATCTCCGTTCTGTCTCCTAAAACAACCACTAAGTCAGGAGTTAATTCAGCCAAAGCATCAGCAAATCCTGATACAGCCAAAGCAATAGTTTTAGAGACTCCTATGGAAGAATCAGAAGAAAGCAGACATTCTACTTTCTTATCTACCACAAAGCCTGCGTCAGTTATTTCATTGAGAGTATAACCAAATTCAGGAGAAAGATGCATACCTGTAGCAATAAGTTGTAACTGTAGCTCTTTATCGTTGGCAATAAGCTCAATCAAAGGTCGTAGCAAGCCAAACTCAGCTCTTGTTCCGGTTATGACACAAATCTTTCTCATAGCTCAATCAAGTCGTCTTCTTCAAAGTCTTTTTTAGCTGTTTTACCTATTACCTCATCCCATTGCATAGGTGAAATACCTGTGCCTGGACGTTTTACAGTTAGGTTTTCAGGAGTAAATATGTCTCCTTTCTTAATATCTGTAGAGGCAACAATACTTTTACGAGCAATAGGTTTATTCTTTTCTTCTGATTTTGAAACTTCTTTGAGACCAGAACCACCTATAGCTTTTTCTATATTGCGAATAGCACTTACCATTGCTTTTAGTTCGTTAGGTTCAAGAGAAGCCTTATGATCAGGACCTGGTAAGGTCTTATCCAAAGTGAAATGCTTTTCAATTACAGTTGCACCTAAGGCTACTGCGGCTATAGGTACTTCTATTCCTAAAGTATGATCGGAATACCCTATAGGCAAACCTAATTCTCTTTGGATATGAAGCATAGCCTTTAGGTTTACATCCTCCATAGGAGTAGGATACTCTGTATTGCAGTGTAGTATAGTGATTTTATCCTTACTTACTCCGTTATCAATAAGGACTTTTACAGCATCTTTTATCTCATCTATGGTAGCCATTCCTGTGGAGAGGATCACTTCAGGGAAGAGACTGGCAACCTGCCTTAAATAAGGTAAATTGGTGATTTCACCAGAAGGGACTTTAGCTATAGTAATACCTAATTGTGCTAAAAACACCAACGATTCAGAGTCAAATCCTGTTGAAAGAAATTTTACTCCCTTTTGATTGCAATAATCCATTAACTCCTGATGAAGTGCTTGTGAAAGTTCTAATTTCTTAAGCATTTCATATTGGGAGTCATTATTCTGAGTATTCTTATCTTGATAAGAAGCACGCTGGGCTTGTTTAGTAACTAATTTTTCAGCTTTAAAAGTCTGAAATTTTACATAATCTACTCCTGCTTCAGCTCCTTTATCAATAAGTGCTTTGGCTTTAGCTATATCACCATTGTGATTTACTCCAGCTTCTGCTATAATGAGTGTTCTTTTCATCTTTTTACAAATTCTCCTGCTGATATAATACTATTGGGAGGAATAGTTACCCCATTGGAAATAGTAGCATTACTACCTATAAATGTTTCTCTACTTACAATGCAGTCTCCATTTACTATAGTTCCTGTAGAGATATGACAAAAATCTTCTATTTGTACACCATGCTCAATGTTGGCTTTTGTATTAATAATACAATTCTTTCCTATTTTGACTCCTGCATTTACCAAGACCTGATGCATTATAATAGAGCCTTCCCCAATAAGAGCATATTTTGATACATATGCTAAAGGTGAAATAACTATAGGTAAATGATATCCTATTGTTTTTAATTTTTGAAATAAATGTATTCGTAAAGCACTACTCTTTATTTGTCCAACAGAGACAATAGCATTTGGACAACTCAAGAATAAGTCTTGTAAATCATTATCACTACCAATAATTTTATATCCTAATACATTTTTTCCTATATTCTCCTTTATATCAATAATTCCCTTAATATTATATTTTCCTTGTTGCTCAATAACATCTATTACAGAGACACAATGTCCGCCTCCTCCAACAAGTATAATATTTGGCTTTTCTATTCTCATCTCACCCCACTAGGTATATTTACTACTCTTGCCTCCAACCATTCGGCATTGCTAAGATCTGTTTTTGGACAATCTTTGAACATAGGTAAGCGGTTCATTAATTGCCATATAGGTCGGCTCATCACTCCTTTACCATTGGTTTCGGTAAGGAAAGTATCACGCTCTTCTTTGTCTTTTAAGATGATAGCGTTAAGCCAATAGTTACACTTTTCATCAGTTCGTTCTGTAAAGAAAGGAACTCCCTGTTTTTCAAAAAAGGCCTTATAAGTTTCCGCAGTTATCCGTTTGTTGGCTAAAAAGCCATCTAATTGTTCTAATTGAGCAACCCCTAAGGCAGCATTGATATTCGGCATACGATAGTTGTAGCCTATCTCATCATGTACAAACTCCCATGCGTGTGGTAGCTTGGCTTGAGTGGTAAGGTGTTTGGCATGTTTGCCTATGGCATCATCATTGGTTAGGATCATACCGCCCCCTCCTGTGGTAATAGTCTTATTTCCATTGAAAGAGATACCTCCTATTTTAGCGAAAGTACCTAAGTGCTTACCTTTGTAATAGCTACCCATTGCTTCGGCTGCATCTTCTACTACCTCAATATGATATTGATTACAGATAGTGATAATCTCCTCTATACGGCAAGCATGTCCAAAGGTATGCATGGGAAGACAAGCCTTAATACGCCTACCTGTTTCTTTATGATAGCATTCATTTCCTCTTAGCTCAGTATGTGTTTTGAGAAATTGCTCTAAAGAAGTAGGGGAGAGTCCCATGGTGTCCTTATCCACATCTACAAAGACAGGTACAGCTCCAGCATATACTATTGCATTGGTAGTAGCAATAAAGGTTAAAGGTTGCGTAATTACTTCATCTCCTTCTTTTACGCCACTTAGTTTAAGCGCTATATGGAGCGCATTAGTACCATTTACACATACAACGGCATGTTTAGCACCTGTATAGGCCGCTACTCTTTCCTCAAAAAGATCAACAAACTTTCCTACACTTGAGACGAAAGTAGTGTCTATACACTCTTCTAAGTATTTTTTCTCATTACCTTTGAAAGTGGGAGCATGCAGAGGAATAAAAGCCTCTTTCTCACCATAAAGGTCTCGTATAAAAGTTATCGTTTCAGAAATATTCATTGTAATAGTTTTTAGTTTTCAAAGGAGGTTCGAGATTTACATTTTACTATCCAAATATTTCCCTGTCTCTTGGTGATCAAAATTTACTAAGAACCTTTTCATAAGTTGGGTTATATCATTCTTTTGGGTGTCAGGGTTGTCAAATAGTTTTGTTAGCTCTTTGATAAAATTTTCTATTTCAGTCAGTTCTTTGAAACTTTGAAGGTTGATCACACCCAAAGATTCATATTTGTCTAAAAGAACTTGTTCTCCTTCGGTATAAAACTCTTCGTAGGGCTTTTCTCCAGTGGTATCACTTTTTGAGAAATAAACAGGATACCATTTGTCATTTTCTTTTCTACTTTCTGCTTTGGCAATAGCCTCTGTCTCACTGTGACATTCTAAGGGTTCATATCCTAAGCCTTTAAGTAATTCTGTAGCTATAGCGGAGAAAGTAAGTACTTGTTCTTTTTTTAGTTTTGGAAAGTATATTTGCCCTGTAGTTCCTAATATACAAGCCATTAGGCATATTTGTCCACTTTCTTCAGGGGATACAAAATAGCGTGTTACATCTGAGGGGGCGGATAAGGGTTGGTTCTTGGCAATACGCTCTAAAAATCCGGCAGGTAGGGAACCGTTGGAGAAAGCCACATTGGCAAAACGAGCAGTAGTTACAGGGAAAATTTTTGAGTAGGCCATGATCATATCTTCCATAATCTTCTTGCTTCCTCCCATGATATTTACGGGGTTAGCAGCTTTGTCTGTGGAGACACAGAAGAAATGTTCAGGGGGATAATCACATAACAAGTCTAAGAAGCCTTTGGCATTGATTACATTGTTTTTCAGTAAGGCTTCTACGGAATATTTATCTTTTTCTGAGCGTACATGCTTGTGAGCAGAAAAATTAGCTACTATATCAAATCCGCCACGAGCTTTGAACATCTTTACAAAAGTATCATCAGCATAGCTCATAGGGTAGGTTACATAGTCATCGGGAACTGAGAAAGCGGAAGTACTACGTAGCTCACGGGTGAGTTCTGTCAGTCCATTTTCATTAATATCCACCACTACCAAGGTTTTAGGATTAAAAGGTAATAGTGCTTTAATATAAGAACTCCCTATAGAGCCTGCACCTCCTATGACTAATACACGCTTCCCTTCTATGGCAGCGGTAAGTTCTTTTTGGTGAGCATGTAAATCCTTAAGAAACATACTCTCAGGACGTTTGGTAACGTATTTGGATATAAAGCGTTCTATGTTTAGCATTAGATAAATTTCTTATTAAATCACGAGCAAAGTTACAAAAAAATATTTGAAAAAAGCAATAAAAACTCTTTATTTTTTTATCTCCTTAATAAAGTCTTTTATATGCCTTGTTGCCTTCCATCCAAGGGCTTCTGTTTTTTGGGTAATTACTTCGGCTGTCATACGGTTTCCTTTGCGCTCAGGGAGCATCTGTATCTCTCCTCCGAAAAGTTGAGCAATCTGTAATACAGTATAAGTTTCAGGGCTACCTATACCATAGCCATCACCACTGCCTTTTTCTCCTACGATGAGTAGGCCTGATACTATATCATCTATATGAGTAAAATTGCGCTCTTGAGTACCAGGGCTTACCACAGTAAGGGGTTCTCCCTTTTTCATTTGCTCAGTAAAGAGAGCGATGAGAGTAGCATATTTACCAATGCTGATCTCCCCTTTCCCATATACATTATAGAAATAGACAATAGCATATTTCAGGTCATACCAATTCCCATAATTGATAATCAGTTCAGTATTGGACGACTTACTCCAAGCATAAGGACTCTGGTCTTTGCCTAAGCCTCCATCGCCAAACTTGGTGCTACTACCAGCATACACCAATTTGCAGTGGTGTTTGCGGCAAAACTCTAACACTTTTAGTGTGCCTATCTTATTGAATAAAAGTACTTTATCTATATCTTCAAAACTCTGTTCTACTCGTGAGTATTCTCCTAAGTGATAGATAAGATCAGGAGCAAAGTCAATCAGTTCAAAGATATGTTCGGTGCTTCCTTCTATATAAGTTACTCCTTCTATATGGTTTTCACGACTTCCTGTAAAATAGTTGTCTAAGGAGTAAACCTGATTTTTAGGATCTTTAACTAAGGCCTCACAAAGATTGGAACCAACAAAGCCTGCACCACCTGTTACTAATATCTTCATAGCTCAGACTCCTATTTGTATATATTCAAACCCCATGCTCGGCAAGTTAAAAGCATTGTATTGATTGCGTCCGTCAAAGATAACTTTATCCTTAAGGAGCTTGCCTATTTCCTCAAAATCAGGGGAGCGGAACTCCTTCCATTCGGTAAGCAGTAGCAGGGCATCAGCTCCTTTGAGGGCTTCATACTTACTCTCTACATACTCAATCGCATAGTCTTTCAGATAGAAGTTCTTAGCCTCATGAGTAGCCTTCGGATCATAAGCTCTTATCTGTGCACCTTGAGCTATTAGTTTCTTGATGATATAGATAGCGGGAGCTTCTCGCATATCGTCAGTTTCAGGCTTGAAAGCCAAGCCCCATATGGCAAAGGTACGTCCTTTAAGGTCTTTACCATATTTCTTGATTACTTTTTCGGCAATAAGAAACTTTTGTCGGTTATTGACATTATCTACTGACTCTATAAGCTCTGCTTTGTAATTAACCTCCTCTGCTAATCTCTTAAGGGCTAAGACATCCTTTGGAAAACAAGAGCCTCCATAGCCACAACCAGGATAGATAAAACTATAACCAATACGAGTATCGGAACCTATTCCTAAGCGAACTTTATTTACATCAGCACCTACACGCTCACAGATATTGGCAATCTCATTCATAAAAGATATTTTGGTAGCCAACATCGCATTTGCTGCATATTTGGTCATCTCAGCTGAACGAATATCCATGGTAATGAAGCGTTCGTGTTGTAGGAAAAAGGAGGAGTAGAGCGCCTTTATTTTTTCAAAGGCATATGAACTTTCTGCTCCTATGACCACTCTATCAGGTTTCATAAAGTCCTGAATGGCTTTTCCCTCTTTGAGAAATTCAGGATTAGAAACTATATCAAAGGCTATATTAGCACCTCTTTTCTTTAGTGCAGAGGCTATGACTTCTTTTATTTTATCCGCGGTACCCACAGGCACGGTAGATTTATTGACAATAATCAAGTGCTGTTCCATAGCCTCTCCTATAGATTGAGCTACAGAGAGTACATATTGCAAATCTGCCGAACCATCTTCTCCCATGGGAGTTCCTACAGCAATAAAAACTACCTCTACTTGCTTGATAGCTTGTGCTATATCTGTGGTAAAAAAGAGGTTTTTATTGGCTATATTGTTTAGCACCATAGCCTCAAGGCCTGGTTCATAGATAGGGATTATACCTTTTTTGAGGTTTTCTATTTTTTTGGCATTTACATCTACACAAGTAACGGTATTACCTACTTCCGCAAAGCAAGTGCCTGATACCAAACCTACATAACCAGTGCCAATAACTGCTATTTTCATGGGACGAAGTTACGAAAAAATTATTTTAATTTTTTAATCAGTATTTACACACTCATAATTTTTGCGATACGGATAAGGTCTGGATCGAGCTTGCTTTCACCTCCTTTGATGGCTTTCTCCAGTGGGGTGAGGTCTATTTTGTCGTTGTTGATGCCTACCATATAGTTGGACTTGCCTTCGAGAAGGGATTCCACGGCTTTCACACCCATACGGCTGGCCAATACACGGTCAAAGCAAGTAGGCGCACCGCCTCGCTGTATGTGTCCCAATACAGTTACACGAATATCATAGTCAGGATTTTGTGCCTCTACGTATTTTTTGAGTTCGTATACATTTTGTCCTGTCGTATATCCTTCGGCTACCACTATGATGTTGGACATTTTCCCTTTGTTGTGATTGATGGCAATCTCATTTACCAAGTCCTCTAAGGTACTATGTTGTTCAGGGATAAGGATTTTTTCAGCGCCCCCTCCTATACCTGAGTTGAGAGCGAGGAAACCAGCATCACGCCCCATCACTTCTATAAAAAACATACGGTTGTGGGAGCTGGCAGTATCACGTATTTTGTCAATGGCTTCTACTACTGTATTGAGAGCTGTATCATACCCAAGGGTATAGGTAGTACCATATATATCATTGTCTATAGTACCAGGGATACCCATTACAGGGAATCCAAATTCTTGGTTGAAAAGTAAAGCACCTGTGAAAGAACCGTCTCCTCCGATAACTACCAGTGCATCTGCTTCGGCAGCTACAAGGTTATCATAGGCTTTCTTGCGTCCTTCAGGTGTACGAAATTCCTTAGAACGAGCAGACTTGAGGAAGGTGCCTCCACGATTGACAAGGTTACGGACACTACGGGCATCCAGAGGGGCAAAATCATTTTCTATCATGCCTTGGTAGCCTCGGTATACACCTAATACAGCTACATCATGGTAAGCGCAAGTACGTACTACAGAGCGTATGGCGGCATTCATTCCTGGAGCATCACCTCCTGAGGTGAGAACGGCTATTTTCTTAATGTTTGTCATAATTGTTATTAATTGGTGATTGTTAGTTGGGGGCAAATTTACGTAAAAAAATGATAGTACCCCAGAAAATAAATATTTTTTCTACAAATTATTTTTAGTCTTTATTTTGAGATCTCTCCTCTAAGAGGCAAACTGCATGTCATATAGGTTCTTATAATAGCCCTTATCAATCTTTAGGAGCTCATCATGGGTGCCTTCTTCTACTATATTTCCTTTGTTCATTACGATGATCTTATCTGCCTTGCGTATAGTAGAGAGCCTATGAGCGATGACAATGGAGGTGCGCCCTTGGGTGATTTTTTCGGTGGCTTGCTGTAGGAGTTTCTCTGAATGAGAGTCTACTGAAGCGGTAGCCTCATCAAGGATAAGAATTTTGGGCTTGTGTACATAGGCACGAAGGAAAGAGATCAGTTGGCGTTGGCCTGCTGAAAGGACAGCCCCTCGCTCCTTTACATCAAAGAAATAACCATTGGGGAGTTGCTCTATAAAGTCATGGATACCTATTTCCCTAGCGGCTTCTTTAACTTGTTCTAGAGTAATGCGTTCATCTCCCAAGGTGATATTGTAATAGATACTGTTGGCAAAAAGGAATACATCTTGAAGTACGACACCTATTTGTTGGCGATAGCTCTCTAAGTTATAATCATAACAGCTGACTCCATCAATGAGTATTTCTCCAGAGGTGATGTGGTAAAAGCGTGTAAGTAGTTGTATGACAGTTGATTTGCCTGCTCCTGTGGCGCCAACAAAGGCGATTGTTTGTCCTTTTTTAGCTTCAAAACTGATGCCATGAAGGATTTCTTCGTCCTTTTTGTAACCGAAAGTAACATTTTGAAAGCGAATGTCTCCTTGGATTTCTTGGTGACGTCCTAGTTGGAAGTCTTCTTGGTTTTCTTTCTCTTCTTCCATGATGTCAAAGACACGGCCAGAGGCGACCATACCCATTTGTAATACGGTGAATTTGTCGGCAATATGGCGAAGTGGGCGATAGAGTTCTTGTACCAATTGAACAAACATGAAGATGACCCCTAAACTGGCCATTTCATGCTGGGTAACTTGCAGACCTCCATACCAAATGACCAAGGCAATAGCCAAGGAACTAAGTACCTCTGCTATAGGAAAGTAAATGGAGTTTTGCAGAATATTTCTTAGCCATGCTTTCTTGTGCTTTTCATTGATCTCTTGGAAGGCTTTGTACTCTTCTTTCTCTCGATTGAATAGCTGCACGACCTTAATCCCACTGATACGCTCTTGGACGAAGGAGTTTAGGTTCGCGACCTCTCTGCGAATATCGGTAAAGGCGGCTTTACTGGCTCTTTGAAAGAGGTGAGTTGCATAAATAATAATAGGTAGGGTAAGAAAGGTGAGCAACGACAGCTTCCAGTCAGTCAGGAGCATCAGGGACATGATAATGGTCATCTTCAGTATATCTGAGATGATTTCAAATAGGCCAGCACTGAATATTTCCCCAATACGCTCTAGGTCATTTACCGCACGGGTGATGAGCACTCCTACTGATGAATGGTTGTGGTACTTCATATTGAAGCGTAGCATAAGCGAGAATAGCTTCTTACGAATATCATAAATGACAGCTTGTCCTATCCAACCAGAATAATAAGCGAATGAAATTTGAGAGATAATTTCCAGCAGTAATATAGCCACTAGTAGCAAACTAGCATATAATAAGCCCTGATAGTCCTTGGGTACTATGTAGTTATTGATGATTTCTTTAGAGATATAAGCTCTTAAGGAGCTGGCTCCTGAGATGAATATTGCCAAAAAGGCTACCAATGTGAAAGTCCATTTGTAGGGTTTGGCATAGGCAAAGAGTTTCTGCAGAATAGAAATATCAGTATTTTCAGTTTTCTTTTGGGTCATTTTAAGTACATCAAAATAAGGCAACCTTCCAGCACTTTATGCTTGATGTTGCGCGGCAAAGATACAAAAAATATTAGAACTGAAAAACTATTACCTATTTGTTTTTATGGGAAACAAAAATAAAAAATATTTTCTTAGTTAGAAAAAAAGATGTAACTTTGCACCTGCAATAACACCAAGTTATTGGTTAAGATTTTTTACCATGAGTTTAGAAGCAAAAATAATGGAAGCCCTCAAAGAGGCCATGAAAGCTAAAGATACTATTGCTTTGGAATCCTTGCGTGCCATAAAGTCAGCTATATTATTGGCTAAAACAGAGGCCAAGGCAGGAGAAACTCTTTTAGAGGAAGAAGAAATAAAGCTCTTACAACGCCTTGTAAAACAGCGTAAAGAGAGTGCTGATCTCTATCAAAAACAAGGCAGAGAGGATTTGGCTACTCCAGAGTTACAGCAAGCTGAGATTATAGCTAAGTTCCTTCCCGAACAACTCTCCGAGGAGAAAGTAGAGGCTATTATCAGGGAAATTGTAGCCCGTGTAGGAGCAACTAGCATGAAGGATATGGGAAAAGTCATGGGCGAGGCTAACAAAGAGCTTGCAGGCAAGGCCGATGGCAAACTCATAGCCGCTGTAGTAAAGAAAGTATTATCATAGATATTTATTGTTTTACCAAAGGCCGCGTAGTTCAACTGGATAGAATATCAGATTTCGGCTCTGAGGGTTAGGGGTTCGAAGCCTCTCGCGGTCACTAAGTGTAACACTCTTCCCCTCAATGTGTTACAACTATTTTAAGGCTAAAATTTCGTTTGTAATTTCACCAAAACGGCAAGGTAAACGGCAAGGTAAAAATTACAAACAAAATGGCAACAAAAACATTTCAGGGATGTAGCTACACGGAATTTTGGGTGTCCCCAGCCAATTGGCAAAAAGCTACTAAAAAGGATTTAGACAAAGATTGGTATGTACAATGCACTTTCTTTGATCCTCGTCATGAAAAGAAATATCCCCAAGGCTTTCCTTTTCGAAAGAGGGCTAACAAGCCCCAAACAATAGAGGAGCGTAAGGCGCTTGTTTCTTTCTTTCTCAAAAGTATTCCCCAACAATTCAATGATGGGTACAATCCTATTACCAAGAAGTACATGAATGTCCGAAATGAGGGACTATATCCTAATTTGCTCTTTATCGAAGCGTTCAGGCGTGCATTGGAAATGAAGAGGAATGCAAATAATAAGCGACATTTGTACGATATACAATGCGCTATTAACAGACTGGAAAAAGCCAGTGAAGCCCTTAGCATGCAATATATCAAGGTAAAAGACTTGCGCCGTGTGGATCTTAAGCGTATGCTTGATTACCTACAACTCCCTGATAAGTATTATAATAAGTTCGTGATTTATTTCTCAAGTCTCTATCGTGAGCTGATAGAATATGAGTGCTGCGAGACTAACATCACCAGGGATATTTACCCTAAAAAGACTTTTAAGGAACCACGCCTTGTGCTTGAGAAAAACGAATTGGATAGGGTAAGGGAGTACTTGGAGAAGACACACCCCGATTTCTATCGTTATATGATGATCTTCCTCTACTCAGGGGCGCGTAATACCGAGCTTTTCAGACTACAACGCAAAGATGTAGATTTGGATAAGCAGGAGTTTGTCATACTCCTTGAAAAAGGCGGACAGTATAAACGATGTACCAAGGTGATACTTAGCCCTGCATTGGAATATTGGCAGGACGTATGCAATGAGTGTAAAAGCCCTGATGATTATCTTTTTGCCTTGAACTTCGTACCCAGTAAGAAAATGGGAAATAAAGAAATTGTTACCCGATTTTGGAAACGAAATGTAAAGGATAAACTCGGTATTGAAGCTGATTTTTACGCTCTCAAGCACTATATGCTTGATAACTTGGATAGTGATACCGCTATGCTTTTGGCTTCCCATACCAATAAGAATACTACCGCTATCTATCAGGTCAATAAAGCCAAAAAAGATAGGGAAATGCTTAAGCAGCTGAAAATAGAGATATAGAAAAAGCCCCAATCAAGGGGCTTTCTTTATTCTGTAACTACTTTAAGTTTAGGTTTTATAACGGCAAAAGGTTGCTGCAAGAGATACTTTTGTATAATATCAAGGGGAAGCGAGAACGCCCCCGCAAGCTCATTCTCAGTATAACCAAGCTCTTTTAGATGCAAACCTACAGAGGTGCTAAATACTTGAGGATAATCAATGGAAACAGTATCTTTTTCTTTTTTCTTCTCTCCGCTCCTGCTCAACTCAATATTGAGAAATTGGTATCTATCCTTATCTATTGCCCCTAATGATTGTGCTCGTCTGACAATAGCAGCCTTTGAGGTTAGCCAATAGTTTTTCAAAGCACTAAGAGCGGACACCTTGAGATTTCCTAAAGACTTTATTATAGCATTTTTTGGCATTAGAAATTCGGAAGCAAAATCATTTGCTTCTTGCTCCTTGTTTCTGCCAATGGGTATAGGAAAATCAGGCGAGCAGTGCATAACCAAGTGACCTAACTCGTGAGCTAATGTAAATCGTTTCCTATCATTAGTAAAACGTTTATTTATAACTATAACCGCAAATCCTTTAGGAGTAAAAAATGAGATCCCGTCAAACTTTTCATCGGTATTGAGTTCGTATATAATAATTCCTTTGTTCTCTATCACCTTAAAAATATCGTGTATAGGTTCATCAGGCGCTATTCTGAAGTTTTTCCTTGTAAACATAGCTGCTTTTTCAGGAGTATATCCCTCTTCTAAGTCTAATGTAACCAAAGAAAAATCAGGATAATCTACAGAATCAGCCATTTCATCTATAAGATAGCCTATAAACTTACACGAAGTCTCAAAGTCCTGTAGGAGTGTCTTTGATATAGATGATTTTTTGCGATAATTCGCTATCTCTAAGTCAATATTTATCTTTTTTGCAAAGAACTCTTTAGGAAAATTGAGAGTCTCAAATATTTTCCCTAAAAGTTCATCAGAAAGTCCTCCAAGTCCTTTTTCAAACTTGGATAAGTTAGATTGTGAAAGCCCTGTCACTGCTTTTGACAATTCCGTTTGTGTAAGCCCCCTATACTCCCTGGCAAGGGTAAGCTGTGAGTGATTAACTTTCATTTTCGTTAGGTTTTTGATAAGTGCAAATATATAATTTTTATTTGAAATTGTATATAATTTTCTCATTAAGTTATCAACAACCCTCTTTTAAAATGTGTGTCATTTTTTAAACGTTAAATTTCTTTTGTATTCCTTTATAATTTCTTAATTTTGTACCCAGTTAAATAACACATCAATCATAACATGGAAATAGAGGCAGAACTCAAAGGCAAATTAGAGCAGCTTTATAACCGTGTGGAAAGTCTCAAAGACCAGATTAACACGGAAGAAGCAACTAAAAACGCCTTCATCATGCCTTTCTTGCAGATACTCGGCTACGATGTATTTAACCCTACGGAGGTTATTCCTGAGTACGTGGCCGATATAGGCACCAAGAAAGGCGAAAAGGTAGATTATGTAATCAAGAAAGACGATCAGATTGTGATTATCATTGAGTGCAAGCATTGGAAAGAGAATATCAATGCTCATAACTCCCAGTTGCACCGATACTATCACGTTACTGATGCACGCTTTGGCATTATCACCAATGGGATTGTGTATGACTTCTTCACAGACCTTGAAAAGCCAAATATCATGGACAACAACCCTTTCCTTACCGTGAATTTGGCTAACCTCAAGGACAGCACCATTAAGGAGCTGGTGAAGTTTACCAAGGCTACCTTTAGCATTGACAATATATTAGAGAGTGCCGAAGCCCTCAAGTATGTACGCGCCCTCAAGAATGAGTTTGAAAAGGAAATACAGGAGCCGTCCGATGACTTTATCAAGCTATTGGCACGTCGTTTCTTTGACAAGCAAATCACCGCGGGCCGATTGGAGATATTCCGTGGATACCTCAAGCGTGCCATGACTTCCTATTTCAACGATTCGATTAATACCCGCCTGAAAACAGCCCTTGATATTAACGAGGGTAAGGCACCACAACCCAAAGAAGAACCAGTGGCGCCCGAACCTATAGACGAGGAGGACGAAAGCAGGATCGTTACCACTGAGGAAGAGTTGGAAGGCTTTCAGATAGTCAAAGCGATTGTCAGAGAGAAAGTACCCGCTTCACGAATTGCCTACCGAGATACTATTTCCTATTTTGGTATATTATTGGACGACAACAACCGCAAGCCTATTTGTAGGCTGCATTTCAACGGAGCAAAGAAATATATCGAGTTCTTTGACAAAGGAAAAGACAGTTCCGAAAAGGTACTCCTTGACAGCTTGGACGATATTTACACCCACAAGGAACGCTTATTACATACAGTTGAAATTTACTAACTTAAATACATAACACATGAAAAAAATACTATTGCTTCTCATAGGGCTAATTGCCTTGGGGTGCTCTAAGAGTGAGGATAAGATTGTGCCTAAAGATATAGAGGTGTCATGGACATATATTGAAAATGAAGGTAAAGTCGATGAAAAATATGTGAATTTAGCTTTTTCGTATGATGAATATATCCTTACAGTTATAGACAAACTATGGTCAAAAACATATGTAGAAAAAGGAAATTACTCCTATGATTACCCAAATCTATTAATGATAAGTAAAGGAGGTTCCTTTAAAGTAAAGGGTGCTATTAATGAAAAGAAAGACAGGTTAACCCTTTATGATTTTGAAAGTATATATTTTATTCCAAAAACAAAGAATATTGTATTGAAACATAGATGGAATGAATAAAAAAGCCCCAATTAAGGGGCTTTTATTATGATTTAATCTTAATCCCTTTTGTGGTGATTTCATCAATTCCTCGCTTCACTCCTGCAAGATCTGTTTCCATTTTGTTCAGTTTATAGGTATTAGCTTCAATCCCCGCAAGGTGTCTCAATTGCTGAGCGGCATTACTTTGCATAAATTGGTTCATTTCTTTGATGAAGTTAGCGGTCTGTAAGGCTGCATTCTTTATCTCGGCACTTAACTGGGTTTGTAGTCTAAATTGTCCATTAAGTTCATCAGCGCTGTCCTGACTCATACGAGCAAATCCTTTTTCTGTAGCTTTTCGTTGTTCGTCAAGGAAATCAAAGCCATTGTTTTTACTCATCTCATTCCAATTTCTCATAAACTCTTGCATTTCGCCTATCTTTCCTTTCATAGCATTCCCAAATTCACTGATTATCTCTGCTGATTTATTGGCAAAACCATCACTTCCTTGGTTTTTCTTGGCTGCGTCAGTTAGCTTTTCCTGCACTTTCTTGAAAGGCTCAGCGACAAACTTTTCATACATGAGCTGTTTCCCAAGGTTACTTATTACATTTCCTACTGTTTTAGAGAAAGATTTAAAAGCATCTTCTCCATTTTTCAGGGAATTAACTACGCTATCAATAATAGATGTTCCTAACTCTCCAAAGGTCTTTTTCAGATATTCATCAAATTGTTTCTGAGCTTCTTGGGCTTGCTTACTTATATCTATAAGCTGTTGGAGCCTTTGTTTCCCGTCTCCATATAGTTCTCTTTGATTAATAATACTCTCTGCTATTTTGGTGTCCAATTCTCCTGTTTTAGTAATAAGTTCAGGATATAATTCTAATATATTCGTCCATATAGTACCTGATTTTTTCCAAAACAAAGCACCTGTTGTATAACTTCCGTTTGCTACAGATATATCCTCTAAAGCTCCCTTTCTACGGCTTTTCTCTTCCATTTCGCGCATCTTGTTATAAACCTCAAGAGTGCTATTATAAACATCATTACCTGGGTTATTATTGTAACTCATTTCCTTCTTACTGTTCTTTTCAGAATAAAGCAAACTTCGTAAATAACTCATTTTTGTTATATAAGAATCTAAGTCATTGACAGCGTTATGGATTTCCATGCTACCAAAAATAGAAGTAGTATCCTTATGCAATAGTTTTTCTTCAAATAACAATCTATTATACTCTATTTGTTGGGCAATTTTGGATGCTGCAACTTCTTGGAGTTTCTTCTCGTGCGCCAATCGTTGTTTAGCGGCTCCTTCAAAAGCCCCAACTCCTAAACCTACCACAGCACCAATAAGAGCACCCCAACCACCACCTACGGAACTTCCCATTTGAGCGAAAGACATGGTACGATTGAGCATATTAGCCGTATTCTGTAAAGTCCTACCGAATTTCTCAAGGGAGGAGTTTCCCGTACTCTGCCCCAGTTTTTCAAATTCTTGTCCTAACTGTCCAAACTCTCCAGTAATTGACTGAGCATCAGAAAGAACGCCTTGAAGTGCATCTTTCCACTCTGTCGTATTGGGCTTAAACTTAAATAGTGCCTGAATGTTTTTACCAAGCCTGCCAAAGACTGTATCACTACGATCTGCCGTGTCTCTTGCTTGCTCCAACTGCTGTTTTAGGTTTTGGATATAATCCACATTGTCCTTATCGCTCATGTCAAGTATACTTGCCAGCTGGTCAATCTCTTTCTCTGCATCGGCTATGGTCTCTCGTATCTCCTTAACTGTCTTTTTACGTAGGTTCTCAAAGAGTTTAGCAATGGCGGTACCCTCTTTCTTGTAGAGTATATCCAACTTCTTAAGCTCACGAGCCTTTTCATCTTGCGCTTTTTTCACTTGTGGAGCGTCTGCACCTAACTTGGCTTGCAAGGCGGCAATGTCAGTGTTGTACTTCTCCTCAATGGCTTTGCGTTGGTCTGTATAGGTTTGGTACTTCTCTAATAGCTCCTTATATACCTGCTCTTGTTGGTACAGCATATAATCGTGATTGGAGGCTAACAGTTGTTGCTCCTCTGTTTGTAGCTTGGCCCTGTGAGCATTGATTACAGGAGTATCTTCATTAAAGGCTTGTCCTCTTTTCCACTTTCCCTCTGCCTCTGCTTGTGCTTTCTGCTGCTCGATAAAAGCTGCCATTTGATCTTCTGTGCGACGGCGTATTTCCTCTTCTTGTCTATCATAATCAAGCTGAATAATCGCAAGGCGTTTCTTTGCTCCGTCCTCCATGATATTAATACGAGCCTGCTCTTTCTGAAAAAGAAAATCCTGCTCACGGCGTGCTTCTTCTTGGGCGGTTTTCTTATAGTCAAAAGTAGGGAGTTCTGTTTTGGTTTTGGCGGCTTTGGCTCCTTTGGATTTGCTTAAACTTGTTTTGTGATCCTCTAATGTCTTCTTTGCGTTTTTTAGATTGTCTTCGGCTTCTTTAATGATTTTTGCAAATTCTTCCTCTGTGTGTTTCCCTTTTCCTCCATTCTTTATAGTATCCAAAGCTACCTCGGCATCTTTAACGGCTTGTGTATATTTCTTAGTAAGGTCTTTGTACTCATATGTCTGCTCATGGAGTTTATCCAATTGTGCCTGTAATGTCTTTGATTGTGCTTGTAGTTCCTCTTCGTTGAAAGCAAACCAATCACCTCCGAAATTCACACCATGAGAAGCCCATTTGTTACCTGCTTTCTTCTGTTTTTGCAAGTCCGCAATGAGTTTTTGTCGGTGCTCTAACTCTTTCTTAATCTCTTCCTCTGATAGGTTTTTCACATCCATGCTCCAAGCGGCTACTCTGTCGCCTTTTACATCACCATGCTTAATTTTAGATTTTTCAGAAAGATATTCTAATACTTTTTTTCTCTGATTTTCAGAACCTAATATAAAACCTCGTAAATCCTCGTTAATTCGTCCATATAACCCAGTATCTAATATATATTTTTTGTAACTATTTCTGTCGTATGGAGATTTCATAAACTCTTTAAATGTTTCAACATCTGATTTAGAGTTTTTATAATCATTGTTTCGCTTATTTACAGCTTGTTCGGAATCATACTGGGCTATCTCCTGCTTGAGCTTAAGTATATCAGCCAATTTAAGGCTCTCAATATCATACTTAGCAAAGATATTAGGGTACTCATTTTGCAAGGCAATAAGGGCTTTTTGTCGCTCTGTATCTGCCAATGCTTGATTAGTGGCACTCTCTATCAGGTCGTCAATCTTTTGCTTGTGCTGCTGCTCCCAGTCTATGGCTTGCTGCTTTTGGTTGTTATAGTCCTGCTGCGCTTTCTCAGCGGCTGTGGTGTTATCCTTTAGCGCCCATATAGCAGCACCTAACCCCACTACCGCAGTAGCTACAAGTACATAAGGATTGGCTTTCATAGCGGCATTGAGGGCTTTGGTTGCAGCTGTGGCAGCATTGGTAGCAATGGTCTGTATGCCTTTAGCTATAGCGTCTTCCTTGGCTGCTACTGCCCAACCTTTGGTAAGGGCAATATTCACCAATACAGCTGTACGATACGCCCCATAAGTAGCAATAAGCCCTGCTATCACCTTGCCTAATGTTTGGTAATTATCAACCAAGAAAGAAACCCCTTTAATAGCTCCAGATATATAGCCTTCAGATGCTTTTCCTATCTCATTGAGCATTTGGTCAAAACTATCCCCAAGATTGGATATTTGACCTCCTAAAGACTTACTTTGTTCTGCCATTAGGTTAAAGAATAGCCCGCCCTCATTGGTCATATTCTTGATAACGGCTTGTACTTCGGGGAAGCCTATTTTGCCTGCGCTAACCATATCTTTAATCTCGGTTTCACTCTTACCTACGACCTTACTAAGCTCGGCAATGATAGGAATACCTGCATTCATGAACTGGTATAGGTCATTCGTCATTAGCTTGCCTTGTGCTTTGACTTGCCCGTATACGTGAATGAGTTGTCCCATAGGCACTCCTAATCCCGCAGCTACATCACCCATACGTCGGAGGGTCTCGGTTACTTCCTCAGCAGGAACTTGAAAAGCAAGCAAACGCTTAGCTCCCTCGGATACTTCTTGTAGTCCGAAAGGGGTTTTAGCTGCTAAATCAGTCATTTGTGCCATTAAGTCGTTGGCTTTCTCTTTGCTCTTGAGCATGGTGCCAAAGGCAATTTCAAGCTGTTGGAACTGAGAGCGGACGGCTATAATCTTTTGTGTAAATTCATAGGCTTTTGATATAGTAAAAAAAGCCATTGCCCCTTTGGTGAGGTTATTAATAGACTGTTGGAGCTTATCAGTCTCTTTTTGGGAGCTTTTCATGGAGTCGTTGAGCATTTTCTCCATTTCTTTTACGCCTTCTTCTAACTTCTCAAGGCGCAAGCGGGCTTCAAAGTCTATACTTCCGTTATCGTTGTTCATAATAATCTGTGTTTTAAAATGTAAAAAAACGCCCCATTGCTGAGGCGTTGCACGCTAATCAGCGTTTGAACCTAATAAATATAAATATTAACAATCCTAAGAGTAATGTGCTTGCTATAAGCCACCAAGGTAGGGCGCTAACTTGTTTTTGTGATTTTGTGGTTTGTCGATGCTCCTGTACGATGGTGGCTTGTTGTTGGCTTGTGGTAGTGCTTTCTTGTATAATTGTATCCTCTTGGGTAAGGGCTTGGTTATTGTTCTGATTTATATGTATAGTCGCCTTACCCCCTCTTATAACGAGGGCTTCATTTGGGCCGTCTCTCATACGAGTAAAATAGAGATCTTTGGAATTACCCATTTCGTCTTTGTCACTCTCAAGGGTGATTTGATAGGATTGGGATTGCTGAAGCTCAAAAGTAGCGACCTTTTGGGACTTTTCTATGTGCGTAGCGCTGTCTTTTACCTCCTTTCTTTCGCTCCGCTGTTCTTCTCTGTGCTCGGTTCGGTTTGATTTCTTGCTCCTGCAACCAGTCAGTAACAAAAGAGCTAATAGTAAATACATAATCTTTCTCATACATAACTATTTTACTTTTTCAATTTCTTTAATGAGTTCTTTTAGGCTATCAGCATAGTTTGGAGCAGTGGCATAACCTGCCTTTGCTACTTCCTCAGCAAACTTGTAAGGGTCTGCTTTGACCTCCAACGCCTTGGCGTATCGCTTATTCCTGAAAAAGAAATTAGCGTGGTCTGTGAAACACTCCTCTGGGGTCTCATACTTCATAAACCAATCTCGTACGATATACAAGTATTTGCCGTCTGTACGCTTGGTGATACTAATCACTTCAGGGAATTTGCTTTTTTCGTTAGGCGTGGTGAGTACCTCTGTTGTTCTTAGGAGTTGCTTTTTCTCATTGGGAGTGCTACTAATAAGGCTCTTAGGCACTTTTATACCAAAGAAATTATTCCCTATAGGACTTTTCCCCCATGCGCTCTCCAAACCTGCCTGAGCGAGGATAAAAAGTGCCGATATACCCGTCTTTCGCTCGCTTTCAAGGGCTACTGGCTTGTAGGTTTTGATAAAATTAAGCTGTGTTTGGTTCATGGTCTTCTGTTTTAGGTTCGTTTGTTTTTGTTCCATTGATTTCGTCAAAGAAATCTTTCAATTTACCCTCCCTTTCATAGTTATAGAGAGCTTTCATAACGAATTGAGGGGGAAACTTCCCATTTGTAAGGATAAACGCGTTCTTTAGGATTTTACTGACTGGATATAGTAATGTGGTGAGTTGTACAACGCTTTTAAATATCTTACCCATCTCAGATTCATCAAGAGGAATATTAAGCAAGGACAAGGAAATATAAACAACAGCTATGATAAAGACCATTGTTGCGTTTTTGACAAGAGCGTCCTTAATGTCAAAAGTTCCTGCCTTAAAATGATATACCCCTCCTACCAAAGCATTAAGCAATAACGCTGTACAGATACCCGCGTAAAAGAACTCGTTTTTATCTTTCCACATAGAGAAATACGAGTACAGCATTAACAAAGGAATACTCTTAAAAAAGGCAATGAAGAAGTAATACACCCTATCTCTGAGGTGTATCTTATCATCAAAGTAAAAAAGTAGTACTATAGGAGTTGCCCATATAGCTATTTTTGTTTTGGCTTTTAAAAACCATTTAAAAAATTTGTCCATTTAAGATTGATTGATTAATTTGTCTAATTCCTCATTGTAGTCAGGGCTTTTATCAGTTATCACATTATTTTTGTCCTTGTTATCATTAGAACTTTCAGGGTTTATACTATTGTACAAGAGCAAATTAGCATAGGATATTTCATACAAAGCCTCATAGACACTTACATTGGGATATTGTTTCAAAAACCCACCGACTATCGCCCAGAGGCTGTCATTTCGCTCACTTTCCTTGTCGGTTTTAGCAGATTTGCTTCTTTGAGGAAAGTGATAAGCATAAAAAAATCGGTAGTCTGCATTTTGCCGAGCAGCTGAATGAACAATATCCCTACTTCTTGAATGTTCATTTGGTAGAGGATCTTATTGGTGAGCCGCTTTATTTGGCGTTCTTTTGGGTTCAGCCACTCCTTAAACCATTGCCAAAAGGTTGGCTTTGGGTGTGATGCTCCAAGTATCATAAGGGCTAAGGCGCGGGCAACATGTTTGCCGTGGGTAGCTTTCTGAAAGGCCTCGCCTACGGTCTTTTCTCTATTGAGTTCCTCCATGGGTATATGGGCTATCTCTTGAGATACGAGTATCAGCGTGCCGAGTGTGGGTTGTGGTACTTGGTACTTTGTCCCTGCTATGGTTACCTCTTCAGCTTGTTGTAACAGGGTTTGTGCTGTTTTTTGTTGAATATTGTCCATCTTTTTAGTGATTAACGATTAATGATTAGTGGTTAGCCACTTGTCACTAACCACTAATCAATGAATTAATTGTACTGCTTGAGCATTTTCCCTGTCTTTGGTTTCAGAGCGGTGAAGGTGTATTTTATCTTACCTCCGTTCTCACTATCCCAAGTCCTTACTACAGACACGCTGGCACGGTCTATGATAAAGCCTTTGGCACTGGTGTTTTCAGGGGTAAGGCGTACCGCGTACTGGTCAAGGACAATCCCGTCATTGTCGGGAATAGGAGCCGTTAGGTCGTCCGTCTCATAGATTTCGAATTCCAGCTTGTATTTGCTGACATTCTTACGAGTGGCGATCACCTCGCCGCCCTCTACTTTGGCTTCCTTGCTCTCACCTTCTTCAGTTTCCAATTTGGTAGTGTTTTCTACAGGGGTAGGGAAAGCCTTCCAAGTAGGTGTACTGGGCAAGTCGCCGTTTTCTAATTTTACATATTCTATTCCTGGTTTTCCCCAGCTTAAAATGTTTGCCATGTTCTAAGTGTTTTAATAGTTACTAAATCTTTTGTATCTGAGGACGACATTAACCAAGGTTTGATTATCGTCTTCCTCAAAGCTATGAATGGTTTGTTCCTGATAAAAGCGATATTCATCAGTGATACGAGTTACTAAGCCACAGATAAAGGCTTCTATCTCCAAAATACGAGCAATGTTTTTTATTTTTTTCTGTGCTCCTGCATTGATTTTAGGTACATAGAAGTTAATATTTACCTTACCTTCTTGTATATCCTTATCAATGCCTGTGAGAAAGCCTATAACACAATCCTCCTCAAAAGAGTTGTGTGGGCGGGTGCCTTGCAAATACACTCCTCCACGGACAAAAGCGCCTATCTCGGTTTGGAAGTTGTCAAAGACATCCTTTTCTATCTGTGTGCCTCCTTTTTTCATGATCCATAGAGTTGTTTTAAGATGTTTTCAGCCATAAGTTCGGCACTGGAAAGCACATTATAGCCTTTGGCTTCTACATAAGCAGCGTAATTCATTCCTGCTACTACTATCAGCACCAAGCCTTTGGGATATTTGGCTTTGATAGTGTCAAATTGTTTACGATTGAGCTTGTTAATATTACTTTGTGATTGCTCTATTCCGTCCAATAACACCATATAGCCTACGGAATTTCTAAGGTTACCAGTTCTATCGGTATAGGAGCCGTTATCTCTGGCTTCGGTGATACAGCGTTCGCCTACCTCTATGAATTTTTGAGTGGCTGCCTTGATGTACTGCTCCTTGATTTTGTCAAAGGCAATGTTTAGCTTTCCTTCTATCATTATACCATGATTTTAGTTCGTCCTACCAAATCGGCATGCTCTATGCTTTGCACTTCAAATTCGCCTAATTGCTCTCCTTTGCCGCTTATAAGTCGTACCCTTTTAGCATTGAAAATATGCAACCCATAGTCAAACCATACTGTATAGCTGCTTTGGGTAAAGGTGCTATCCTTGAAAGTCCCCCGCTGATTGTAGGTATTGGCTACAATATGACAAGGAATAGGACCCCCCCATTGAAGGGTAGCCTCTTGAGGAATACCTCCTACCAAGCCGCCGCTTGTGGTTGTCTGTACCTGCAATGTGCCATTATCTAATATCATCGAAATATGACTTTAGGTTTCTTAATCAGTTCGTCCTTGAGACCTAACCGCTTACACTCGTTGCTGTAGAAAGCAATTATATCGTCTTTGCTTGCCCTTGCGAGGCTGGTTCCTCCTTCTGATATAGAACTGGGGCGCAAGAGGATTTGTGGAATAAAGCGGATAAAGGCTATATACAAGTTTCTTTGCTCCTCTGCGGTGGCTTCACCTGACAAATTAGGAATGTTTAAGTCTAAAAGGTCAGCCTCAGTGAGAGAAAGCCCCAATGAGGCAAACCTTTGACGGAAATAGTCCTTTTTTGTCATATTAACCCATGTTAGATGTGTTAATCACAACCATGCTCTGTGGAGCGGCAAAGCTCGGCATCCACTCACAACCATACTCGATAAAGCGACCTTCTTCAGTACGCTGTGTGGTGATGTAGTGTCCGCCTTCCAATACGGTATAGGTTTTGTTAGGCACACGATCCGTAAGCTCGTAAGGCTCGTGCCACATCATCTTTCCGAGTTTGGCAGTAGGAAGCAAGGCAATACGCTCTTCTGCAAAGATGTTAGTCGTTGTGCCGTCCTCTTTCACTACATAATCCTCCACGATACGAATAGGTGGTAATCCTATACCAGTGAGTAATTGGTTTGCCATAGCCTCTGTGATAATACCTCCTGAGACGCCAATTTGTGCGCTACCTAATACCATTCTGTAGGTGTCCTTAAACTCATCAGAGGCAATTACACGTTTGTTGAAGGTGGTACGTGTCATTTCCATAGCCGCAAAAACACCTACCTTGGTACGGGTTTCATTGACTATTTTTTGCAAATAGCTGATGAACTTGGTTTTCTCAGCGGAGGTAGGATCAAACTTCATCACGGGCAATTCCATGTCAATAAGAGAAACCCCATCTTTGTTGTCGTCCAACTTAACCTCTCCCTTACCCGTGGAAATGAGTTGCCCCACCAAATAATCCATACGCTTGTGAGGAGCCAACGTACATTGACGAATATCGTCAGCTAAGAAGTTGATAATTTCGTTCATCACCGCAGCTTGTCCTGCTCCTGCTTGGTTGTATTTGTCTGTGAGCTGTTTGATGATACTAAGGCGCTCATTATCCAACTGGAAAGAGTTCCCCAAGTCAGCCACCTCACCCGTACCACTACCAAGGGTTCTACGTTCACGGATAGGCTTGCCTGAGTTCTTGTCAATCACAGACCCCATTACCACTCCTGTAACGGTGCCTATGTAGGTTTTGAACAAGCGTGCTTTGGTCTCCTCAAAGTCCAAATATCGCTTCCATACCACCGTATCGGCAGTGGTCTGTATCACCCTATTAATCACCGCTCTGATGATTTGAGGGCTGTTAAAGAGTCTTTCTAAAGTTAAAATCATTGTTCTACTGGTTTTTAGATAAACATAAATCTTGCTCCAAGGGTCTCCTTATCCTTATCGGATACAGGTACATAGAGCTTGTTGGTTTGGATTTCATACGCCTGACCCAAAGCGGTAACAGTTGCCCCTGATTCCTTCTTCACTCTCGCATAGTTAAGGAAATTAGCAGGGTTTTTAACCACTTTTCCTGCATTGGTTTTAGCCTCAAAGAGGACATCGCCCGCTTTTACGTCCGCAATGTTAACCGATAGTGTAAGGGTGTCATAATTGGCATTGGTGGTGTCTATCGCTGTAATAGTGGCGCCATTAGTGCCATTACCAAGGTGCATGTTTACTTTGGCAAAGCTCCCTTTCTGTACCTTGAGTGTAGTGGCATTAATCGCTTCCACGGCTTTTACGGACTTGGATACTTTGGCCGTGCGTGTCTTAAAATCTACCGCTAAGGGAGCTAAGACAGGGATATATTGTCCGTCATCTATATCGCTATCGTCAATATTGAACCCTCCTGCTAAGCGGTAGCCTGATTTTACGTTGTAGAGTTCTTTCTCTACCTCCTGACCCTTAAGGTCATACTTAATTCCTGCTGGCATCTTTCTTAATGATTAGTGGTTTGTCACTTGTTACTTGTCGTTAGTTTCTCGGTTTCTTGCTCAATGAGATTAGCAATAGCCTCCTCCTCTTTCTGTGGATCGTCAGGGGTATCAGGGGCTTTGGAATAAGAAAACCCACGTGCTGAAAGCTCTTGCTCCTGCTTGCCAAAGCCCTCTGTTACGGCATTAACTAAGGTCTCCACTGCGGAGGTATCAGCAAAATCACGCCCCACGAGCGAATGTGAATAGTAGCTTTCTGGGATATTCTTTTCTTTCATCAGCCTTACGAATTGCTCCTTAAGGCTCTCGGCTGCTCTACCTTTTTGAAACTCGGCAAAGCTATTCTGCAAGGTATTGAGTTTCTCAATAATTGCACTCATTTCAGCATTGCCCTGATTACCCGCAGATGGAGCGGAAGTAGGTTCGTTGCTTTTCTCTGCTTTTGCCTTCCAATCGTCCGCCTCCTTCTTGTACTTTTCACTTTCAGCCCTGAAAGTATTGACCCGATTATCAGCATAAGATTGGAATAACTTAAGCATAGCCTCAGCCCCCGCAGTGGCAGGTTCTACTTGGCTTTCTTCTGTTACGTAAGCGCTCAAGTTAGCCGCCACTCCCTCAAGCACTTGCAAACTCAACCCTAAGTGGTTGTACTTAGTTTTAAGCAGTTGTAAGATTTTTTCTTTGAACATAAAAAACGATATTATTATATGCAAAGGTACGCAAGGGCTTGTAAATAAGCTCTATAGCGGTTTGTGTAATGTTTGTATTTTCTTTGTGTTTTTTTTGTTTTTTTCTTTTTCTTTGAGAGGTGATACCTCCCCATAATGAAAAAAGCCCCAAACAAGGGGCTTTGTTAAAATTCTTGCTATTTAAAAATATTGTTGTACCTTTGCCATACAAATAATGGCTTTAAAGTTTTGGGGTATCCCACCAAAAGAGGAGTGCGAAGCTATACGCAAGTGATAGATGTTAAGCTGGCCTCTTGCTTTAAATACTTTATTGAAAGAGAATGTTTGTATAAAAAACATTCTCTTTTTTTCATAAGAACCCTTTTACAATTTTCTTATACCTATCACCTATTAAATCTTTTCTTTCTAATTCCTTGATTTTGTTATATTTATTAATAAGTGTTATGTTTCCTAAGTCCTTATTGTTCCTTTTTAAATATTCAATCGCTTGTACGAACAA